CTGGACCTGAAAAAGTTGATTTAGCCATTATTTTCTCCTAACTAAATATGTTGCGCCATCTTGGAGTAAGTCTGCCGAGTCAGTTGGTGCAACGAGTTATCTCGGTTTAGATAACTATACTACTTTAGAGGTCTTGAGGGAAGTTTTCTTTAGATTTTAAAATTTCTTCTCTGCACTTAAACAAAGCTTGATAAGATTCTTTAATAGCTGGATCTTTACCAAATTCATCTATCATATCTTTACCAATCATCTCAACTAAAGCTATGACAGTTGTCATTCTGCCATCTATATCTTTTATTTTTTGAATGTCTTTTGCTGTCATTGTAGATTCTTCTTTCTGTCTAATATTATAACCATCTAGCCAGTTTTTTACATTAATTAATTTTTTGCTAAAGTCTGGATATGTTTCCCAATCTCTTATTTCTTCTATATTTCGGCCGCAACCTTGACATCTTTCGTCAAAGGGAGCCATTGACGTTGAGCAACGTCCATTGCAGGGTGAGTTAGCTAGGCTAATACTCATATGTAAACCAGTATTCATAAATATACCTCGGTTTACTCAAATTCTACATCAAGAATCTAATTATAGGTAGCTTTTTGTAACTTTTTATATATAAAAAAAGGGGTGCAAATGCACCCCTTTTATCAATTGCTAAGAATTAAGCACCTTGAGAAGCGAAAACAGCTCTCCAATTGGAGTAACCGAAAGAGTATCTTTCTCTAGCTTTGTAACGCATGTTACCAGTATCGAAATCACCCTCTAGGGCTGTTGACATAGGACTTCTTTGGAAGTGTTTAAAGCCATCTGGACAATCTGTTTTTAGGAACCAAGCATCATTGTCTGTTAGATAGTGGTTAACCACATATCCATCAGGACACATACCCATATTCCTAATAGCGTTGATGTCATTGTCAGATGTACCAACTCTACCAGGAGTGTTGATTAATCTATCAGCGACAAACTGCAATTGAGGTGGAACAATTAACTTCATACCTTTCAGAGCAATTTGTAATTGTCTGTCGTCGGTTAAAGTTGAAACAGAAATCAACGCATCTTCTAATGAAGTTTCGTTAAGGTCTGTATATGTTGAAGGTCTGTTACTTGCAGTTCCGCCGCCACCAAGAGGGTGAGCATTAGAAACAAGTGGTTGACCGTCGCCACCAGTAAAATTACTGTCAAACGCATTGTTTAACACAGAAGCAGCTTTAATCTGCTTAGTGTTAGCCATAGATCTAGCCAAGGCTTTTGTATACCTTGAACCAAGTCTATCGTAAAGATTATCTTCTACAGCTTCTTCTGTAAGAGCAAAAGCTAAAGCAACAGTTTCATGGTTGTAACGTGAAGTATAACCTTCTGAAGCGTTATCAAATGATACTCCGCTTCCTTCAGCTTTAACTGAAGCGTTTCCAAAACCAATAATCATTACTTCTTCTTCAAACGCTCTATCTGAAGATTCTGTCTCGTAGATTTCTTCGTGTTCAGAATCGTACCTTGCATACTCCATGCCGAAAAGGGCATTAAGACCAGGCTCTAGTTCTTTTGCTAATTGGGATCTATTAATAGCCATTATTTATACCCCTACTGTTTGAGCATAGAAGTGCTCGTTAATTTTAACAATCAAGTTCACGTTTGTTGAAGCTGAACCAGTACCTAGGGTGCTGTTTTCAGGATCAGTAGAAACGCCCACAATCCTTAGCTGAGCTGAAGTTGCAGCAGTAGTGCCACTAATTTCAACAGCTGAAATACCTGTTATTGTTGAACCAGATGTATAAACAGTGTCTGCGTTGTTACCAACAACAGTCTGTACTACTGAACCAGTAGCAGCTGATTGAACTTCAAACAAGGCATTAGGATCGTCAACTACGAATGCCACCGCGTCAGATGTCACAGTTCCATCAGGCCAATACGATGAAAAAATCGTATCTCCGCTTGAATCTGTATATTGACATCCTCTAAAGACTCCTAGTACAGGATTATCCGTAGCGCCAGCAACTAAAATAGTTCCTGCGTTGGTCATCTTCACTAGGTCGCCTGAAAAAATGTTTCCAGATGCACCAGAGGCAATTTTATATTCAGTTGTTCCTTCGCTGTTATAACTCGAACCAACTTTTCCTACTGGTTTTAATCCGAAAGGTGCATTTTGATTAGACATATTATTACCTTTAAATTAAATATTTATTTAACGGTATAAGAATTAACTTCTTTTACCGCCACCAAAAGTTACGCTTGATGTTCTCTGAGGTTTTAACATCGGAGAACTTGGATCTGATTCCTTCATTAGATCATTGTCAATAGCTTCTTGTTGCTGTTGAGCACGCTCTGAGAAATAGGCGTTTCTTTCTTCACGTGTTTCATTTGGAATCTTAGCCAAAAGCAAACCACCAACTGCGACAACACCAGCGTGCTTTCCATCATCAATCGAAGGAAGTTCAAAGTCTCCAATCTCTTCAGTACGCACAAGCTCAAAGCCTTCACGTAACCTAGACATTACATTCTTTTTATCTTCCTGACCGACAATTTCGGCTCTTATCCACCTATAGGTATAACCTTCAGGTGCAGGTGGTGTCTCCAACATAGATGGGGGACGCCATGGTTTGCGAGCGTTCATAGTAGCTCGAGTATCAGCAGAACGCGGAGTTCTGTTATTAGTTTCTTTTTTATCAGCCATATTTATTACCTTTTAATATGCTTAGCGTATTCTTGAACTGGTACATTCAAACGACGAGCCATTTCGACTTCGCTTTTGCTTAGTCTGACTTGACGTTTTCTGCCAGAGCCTTCAGATCTTCCAGCTGGAGCAACAGTTTGCTGCATCCTTGCTTTAGATTTTACCGCGCTACCACCACTAAATTTGTGAGGGAACTCAGCTCTCATACGTTTGTCTATCTCATCATAGTACATTGAGTCGCTAGGATCAAACCCTTCTTCCTCAATTAATTTTTGATGAATGTTAAAAGCAGCTAAAGTCATTATTTCGTCTTGACCAAACCACTCGTTTTTTTCTGCCCAAGACTCTGCTTCAGGGTCTGCTTGCGGAGTCGGAGCTTGAACTGGTTGTTGAAATGCTAGTTGATTTGGAACCTGTTGATATACAGGCTCTCTTTCAATTTGCATTCTATTATTAGCTAATTTGCTTTCTTCAACAGTAATCTTGTCAAGAATTTCTTGGGCTTTTGTTACTTTGTCCCAATCTTGCTCTTGATAAGCATTCTTTAAAACAGCATTAGCTTGAGCTCTTTGAGACTTTAATCTATTTTCAGCTTCACCATAATAGCTTTGATTAAGCTGAGATGTGCTGGTTTTTAGATTTTGGTTCTCTTCTTGTAAGCTCTTTGCATACTCGTAAGCAGATTGAGCGGCACGCTCTTGCTCACGCATTTTTTTAGTTAAATTAGCAATACGCTTTTGAACATTTTTTGAATAGTTCTCTAGTTCGTCTTGCTCTTCATCTTTTTTAGTTTCTTCTTCAGAAACATCTTCTACATCGGCTTGATCTTCCTCTGGAATATCCAGTTCTACAATCTCACCTTCATCAACCTCTTGTTCTGGAGCTTGATTATTTTCTTCTTCTAGCATGAGTCCTCCTCACGTTTACAGCGTGACGATATCATCGGGATCTGCGATCGTAGCGATAACCTCGTCGTCGTTAATAATACGGCATTCTGCATCATCGCCTAACTTAAAGCGAGCTCCAGCATACCGACCAATTAGCACCCATTGCTTCTCCTCACACCAAGGTGTGTCTCCAAACTTGTCTTTGTCTTTGTAACAGAGTGGTCCCATCTTAATTACGTAAGCAACCACCGAGGCTAAAGCCTCTCTGTCAACTGACTCTTTTGTTAATACAATTCCACCTTTAGATACACCTCTGCCTCTGTATGGAAGAATTAACATTCTCCATCCAGTAGGATTTGGCATTCTTTCTATTAAGGTTTTGTCAACCAAGGTGGGGTCTAAAACTCGAGCTTCTGCGCTGACAAAAGCTTTGTCAATCTCAGATTTATTTTCTTCTACTTTTTTTTCTTCTGCGGCTTTGTCTTTTTCTAATTCAGCTGCAATATGGTCAGGTACCAACACTTTGTTCTTCGTCATTTTCTTCTATCCTCTCTAGCAACTCCCTAAGTTCTTGTTCTACGTCAACGAGGGAATTGTAACGTCCACGTAGATATTGATAGTCTTCAAAAGATTGAACACCGTTGAGCAATTGGCTCTGGGTGTCCTCTTTCTTCTCCTTTAGCCTTTTTTTTAATTGGTCAGCTACCCAAATTGTTGACATTAATAAATGCCAGAAAACTTACCGCCGTACTCAGCAGCGCCCATACCTCTGGCTTTACCTTTGCCCATTCCTGGCTTTGGAGAAGCGTCAGCAGAAAAAGTTCCTTCGTTGTTTTTTGAAGGGACAGTACCTTTGTTGCTGTATGATAATTTGTTTTTGTCTACTTTTATATTTTTAGCCATTTGTTTACCTAAATTGATCGAACTGTTTTAGACCGATATCAATCAATTTTAATTCTTTTTGTTGGTCAAGTCTATCTTGAGTCGTATCGTCCTTCATTCTAGCAATATCTCGCTGAGCGTCAATCCTTTCTCGATCTATTTGATCTTGTCTAGCTTTTTCATCTGCTCGCATTTGCTCTTTAATAGCAAATTGTTCTTTCTCTTGTTGTAGTTCTTGACCTTTGAGTGCTAGCTCTTGTTTTCTAATTGCGACCAACGGATCTTCTTGCGGAGGTGTTGCAACTTGTTGAGCAAACTGAGTCATTAGCTCTGTCATTATTGGCGAGCTAAACTGAGCCAGTATTTCATTGGCTTGTTGATTGAGCGCCGCCGCGTCAACAGGTGTGGATTGTTGGGCTTGTTGCTGCAATTGTTGATATTGCTGCATGGCCTCGGGCGGCATCTGCTGTTGCGCAATCAAGTCAGCTTTCATTTGTAAATGCTGCATGATATGCGAATGTATGTTTGCTTGAATTTGAGCGTTCATTTGAACAGGCTGCATGTTCAACAAGTTAACGTGAGATGCAATATGAGCATCATGGTTTTGCTGAATAAATGCTTGTGCTGTTCCACCCATTAATAAAGTGCTGTTTTCCATTCCAGACTCAATCGGTTTAGGTTGGGTGTCTGGGGGTGGAATTAATAACGCATCAATATTGTCAGTTCCTAACGCAGCATACATTCTGCGATAAGCTTCATACATGCCATTTGGACCATGAATCTGCGGATTGGATTGAACCAATTGCATCATTTCTTGAGCCATTATAATTCTTTGGCTGGTAGAAAATATGTCTGGATTAGAGACAGGAAATACATCTACCCTATCATCAAAGTCAGCTTGCTTGATTTCCATCTGTCCGCCTGCTACAGCGTATGGATAAGACTCGGGCAAACTTTTAGCAAAAATATTTGCTAACAAATTAAACTCTTTCTTTTGACCTGCATGCAAACGCTTATGAATGGCAGATAAAACTTTGGTAGATTTTTCTAACAAAGCAACCGTAGTTCCTACAGGTGCTTGCGAGTTACCTTCGCCTATATTAATTTCTGCAATAGAGGCAAACCTTTGGCCGCTTTGAACTAATAGACCTAACAAAGAAAGTAAAGTTTGGCTTGGTTCTTTAAATGGCAAAGGTTGAATCGCATCTCGTAAAGATCCTGCGGGTGCATCCACATCTCTAAACTCACCTGGTTGAATTGGAGAATCTTCATCTCTAATTCTAATACCTCTGGTTTTAAAACCAGCTGGCAAATTAGCCAAAGTCCCAGCATCAATTAATTGTCTAACAATTGACGTTGAGGCTTTGGATAAACCACCAATCATATGAGTTAAGCCAAATCCGTAAAAACCTAAACCAGGCAAAAATTTAAAGTGAACGAAGTATTCGATTTTATTTTTCATCGGGTCGTCTTCTTCAAAGTTTCTACGAATCGCTAAAATGTTTTCGCTGTTGCTGTCAATCGTTACGATATAAGGCAACTTAACTTCTGTATATTCACCCTCTGCATTTACATCTTCAAACCCTTCTAGGTCTAAATTACAATGAACTTCGTAAAGATTAGAAACTTCACCAGTATCGTAAGAAGGTTCCATTCCTTCTAATCTTTCTATTTCTTCTTTAACACCCGAAGCATCAGAAAAACTGTTGCCATCAGCAACTCTAACATCTCTATAAAAACCAATAGCTTGAAGTTTTTTAACTTCATTTTCTGGCATCTTAATTACGTGAGTAATTCTTGGGCAAGATTCTAAATCGGTTGTATAGTAAGGAACAATTAAATCTTCGGGCGCAACAAATTTTGAAACAGCTCTTTGTAAGTTTTCATCGTAATAAACTTTCTTAAAAGCAGAACCTGCTAACGGAAGATAGAATAACATTTGGTCTAAATCTTCGTCGTACTCTTCCATTACGTGAATGATTTGATAATTCATAAACTCTTTCACACGTTGAGCTTGTTCTTCTGAAGCTGCGCTGTATTCGCCAACGACTTGAGTTTTAACTGGGCCTTGAGCTGGTAATAATTCTTTGTAAGCTTGCGCTTGGAATTGAGTCACACTTTCTCCAAGCAACGGATGAATAACACCACTCGCACCCTCGAAAGGTTCAGACCTAACATCATCAAACTTCATACCTAAATATTTCAAGCCATCGGTATAAGTTTTTTCCCAATCTTTTCTAGCCGCTTTATCATTTTCTATTGCAGCTGTTAGTTCAATATAAATTTTACTAAGTTCACTTTGCGAAACAACTTCTGCTAAGTTTTCGCTAAAACCAACGTCGCCCATTTCTTCTTCCATCTCACCCAAAATAACTGAGCCGTCTTCTTGATATTGAACTCCTTCTTCTTCATCCAAACTGTCTAATATCTCAATAATTTCTTGGTCTAT